GTGTAGGCCTTTTGGGTGCTCACTTCGATGCCATTGCATGGGATCGCTCCCATGTCAATTGGCCTCTCGAGTGGGCTAAGCACGTAGGGGACGTAAAGACGATAGAACTCTTTTCTAGTGTCTTGGAGAAGGCAAACGCTTTTGTTACACACCCTGAAACAGTTTCGAAGTTTGAAAACTTCGAGACCTCGGCTATCGCATTGCTGCGAGAGCCGGCAGGGAAGGTGCGAACAATTGCAATTGTCGACTTTTGGACACAACGGCTAATGAAGCCGGTGCATGACTGGATGATGTCAGTGTTGTCCTGTCTCACGACAGATGCAACTTTCCAACAAGAGGATTCTCTCGAAGGATACGTCCGATACATGTCTACTTCCGGTGGCGATCGCCACTGGTCGATTGACCTGAAATCGGCGACTGATCTCATTCCAATCACGCTTTACCAGGCACTTTTTGAAGGTGTCTGGGGAAAAGATACTACAGACTTATGGATAAGTCTCCTCACTGACCGGTGGTTCAGAGTGCCTGACGACGATATCGTCCAACCAAAGTTGAGAGGGTCCGTTGTCCGTTACGGACGTGGACAGCCAATGGGGACATTGTCCTCATGGGCGTCCATGGCTCTAGTGCATCATGCACTGGAACTATTCTCAGCCTGGAAGGCCGGAATCGAACCAGAAACATTCTTTGCTTACCGGGTCCTCGGCGATGACAACGTCACCGGGGATGGACGAGTAGCTGTTTCCTACCTTGAAGTTACAAAAGGACTCGGTGTTCCAACTTCTCCTGCCAAGACCCTTGAAGGAAAACTATTTACATTCGCTTCCCAGAAGTTTTTAGGGAAGACGAATCTATCACCTCTTTCGTTGAAGGAGGAGATAGGAATAAAAAGTACTTCACAGCGTCTTGAGCTAGCACTTCGTGCCGTTCGGAGAGGGTGGCTCGCTGAAAAACCTACTGTAGCACGTTTCCTGAGACTACTCTTGCGTCGACGTGACTACGTCAAGTCTACGCTCGAGTGGAATCAAGGGAAACTAGGG